TGAGCTGGCTGTTGTTGTCTATCTTGAGAAGACGCATCACTAATTTGTTTTATGATTTGCTCTAGTTCAGGAAGCAACTTTGCTAAAACTCTTGCGCTCTCGGGATTAATAGCTTTATCAAGCGTTCTAAGCTCCTCTGGAGACATAAGTGATAGTCTTGCTATAAGTACAGCACCGATCTCTTGAGAAGGCTGCATAAGCCTCTGCTGAGCTTCAGGAGGCATTTGCCTCATTGGGTTTTGCATATCCCCACCTTGCATTGGTGGACGCTCACCCATTTCATTTGGATTCATTTCTTCAGCCATGTTGTATCTCCTTTTTGTTATAAAGCACTGACCAATTTGTTTCTTTACAGAACTTCCCTACAACCCAACAAGTTGGCTCTAAAATTTTCCTGTAAACTTTACCTAAATAGTCAGGCTTGTCTCTTTCACCATATATGTAGGCAATCTCATTTGCACGATGCCCAGCAACGTGTTTCCAAAATTTAACGAATTTTCCTTTGCGCATCTGCTTGACCATCCATACAGCCCAAACATGATAACCATTAACGTGAGTTGGTGTTAAATAATCACGAGTAAATCTATAATCTAAAACAACTTGTTTTCTGGTCAATAAGCCTTGTCTCATAAGTTCGTTACAAATAACTCGTCCACCGAGAATGCTTCCTAATGCACCGCCAATAAACCCACCAATTGGACCACCAATGGCTGTTCCGAGAACTTTACCTATCGCACCAGCTCCTGCAGACTTTGCAGCTTTAACTGGATCTTGACCTAAAAGAAGTTGTACACCAAAGTTCGCAACTGCACCACCAGCAGCACCCATTATATTTTGCTTACCAGCTGCAGTTGCTGGATTAAGTAACTCACCGAAAGTTGCGTCTTGAGTAAGATCTCTGCCAACTGTTGCACCAACATCGGTTAAAACTGAAGTGTCACCAGCTTCGCCACCGAGAGCTTTTATAGCTTCAGCAGTATCAACATTTCCTGATCCTGTTAATGAAGGAACTGTTTTTAAAGCTGTTAGTTGTTCTGTATTTAAATTTTTCAAAGCTCCAGGACTGAAGCTCGTTGTTCCAACAGCTAAATCTCCACCACTATCTATAAATGGCAAGCCTTCCATAAATGTGCCACCAGTTGCTAGTTCCTCACCAACGCTCATAGCAATAGGAGCAACTGTTGATCCGATCTCTTTCAAAATAACTTTAGGATCTGGCATTCCAGAGGCTGCACCACCAGCATTCTTATAGTCTTCGATGTATTGCTTCATCATCTCTCTGTCAGCAGCACTAGTGTCCGTATAAGTTCGCTTCCCAGAAACAACCGCATTTACAAAGTTAAAAGAAGGAATACCACCTTCAGCAGCAGAGATGCCATAAACATCTTGCAACTTTCTATCACCCAAAACATCGCCTATCGGATTCCTTTTTAGAGTAAAAAGGTCATATGTAAATGTTTGCGGATCGTCTGTTCCATATGTGGCATTGTTTCCTCCTTTAGCTTACTTCTAGCAAACTGGCCACAACGTGTAGTCTATTTGCAGTTGCTGCAGTCACCTTTAAAATTTCATTTTCTTGCACCACTAGAGGTGCTGTTAATAATTCAATCGTTGTATTTGCTCCAACAGCCTTTACTTTAAAAAGACTAAATGTTGCTGGAGTTGACTCTGCATCTGTAATAGTTACAGTTATTGTGTCTGCATTGCCTGAGTCTTCTGAGACAAGAATGGATTTTACGAGACCAGCTGTGGCATTTGGGCATGTATATAGCACAGTTTCATCTGTTGTTGTTAAGTCTACTTTTTTATTTTTATAGTTATTTGCCATTTATGCCATAAACCATGCTGTTGCTTCTGCTTGCTCCACGAAAAATTTCAATGCAGACTCTGCTGCAAAATAAGTCGCTTGCTTGTCTAGTTCCAAACTGTTAGTCAAACGAGCCATATAACCTTGGTCGTAAACTTCTGGTGGACTAGGTAATCTTATATATCCAATTCCACTCATCGTAAACCGTCCTCTCTTGCATTAATTCTGAATGTTCCTAAACTCCAGTCATCTAAAGTTCCTGAGCTTTGCAGCTTCAGGCTCATCTGTCGACCTTTAGCTCTTGTGCTAACTTTTGTTGTTGAGCTAGTTATGTCGAATGGACCTTTAGTAACTTCGGTCGCATTCGGATATTTCCTTGTATTTATAAAAAGAGAAAGAGTTGTGTCCGAAGTCATAGTTACATCTGGGATAACTTTGTCAACCAAATATAAATTATTACCAGTGTTCGGTATTTCTCCTGCAGAACTTTCTATAAACGAGTTCATTGCTGAACCATCGTCGCTTGTTCCTGTTTCATGATTGTAAAGTTTACCATCTGGATCAAATGCGAAAGGAACTGTTCTAGAGCCAAAAGAATCAGACCAAACTGTCCTGCTCATAGAACCGATAGACCAAGCATTCTCCTGATAATTAAAAGTAACATAGCTGTCTGGTTCAGGGTTTGTTGCTGCTGTGTTTTCATTACTAACATAGAACCAAGTGACTTCTTTAAACTCTTTATTGTGACCAACATTGGTTTTGTCGATATAACGAGTTTGCATTCTGTCGAATACATAATATTGCACTGAACAAGGAAGTTCTTTAACAACACCATTGTAAACGAAAAAGTTGCGTTTACCCATCCAGAAAACATCACCATCAACATTCATCATTGTATTCAGACCACCAGCACCACAGTTAGTTCCTAGCAACCTGAAAGAAAAAGTAAATGGTGGACCAACAAACGTCATTCCATAAATTGCTTCGTCTGTAGAGATAATTGTTTCTTCACGAGATGGAACCATAGCAACTATTTTTGTTCCTATTTCTAGTCTTTGATCACCTGCTGTATTCGTAGCAGTTGGTCCAAAGTCTGAGAAGTCTTCCTGATTGGAAAAACGAACTAGCATTTGATCTACATCACCAGAACCATCTGCTTGAAAGGCTTGCGTACCAGCAGCAATAAAATGCCTGTCAGGAAAAGAAACTGTTGTTACAAGTGTGCTACTAGGAACAAATTTTGCTCCGGAAAGAGAAGAAACTAAAACTGCTCTATTATTAACAGTGCCAGATGTGTCCCAATAATAACAAGCACCACCTCTAACAGTTGCAAGTAAATCTTCTCCCCAAAGATTTAAATTCCATGAAGAGTTGCTAAGGCTAATATCTGAATCTGCTGGATTTCTCGGAGTTCCCCAAGTTCCAACATTCCAGCCACCAACACCCCAACCTAGTGCTGGGTCTGAGCTTTGCGTTCCTAGTCCATCATCTATTCCTATAAGATAACCAAATGCTACTGCATTACCACCACCTGCGGAAACTGTTGAGGTTGCAGCAGTAGGTGAGGTTATTGTATATGTGTTGGTTGTTTTTGATATTATTTGATAACCAGCTTTTCTATTTAGTGTATCAGCAGGAATGCCACCTGTTGCTGTGGCTCCTGTTATTACGACAAACTCACCGACTTTTGCACCATGAGCAGCATCTGTTATTGTTATAGTTGTGCTTCCATCAGTTGTAGCGATCGGATTTACCAATATTTGAGTTACTGTTGCACCACTGCCATGAGATGCAGCTGAGGTACTTTCTGCTCCTCTCGTGCATCCTGTTAAGTTTAAAGTGCTTATTCCTGTATAAGTTATTATCTCGGAAGCTATTTGTATTGTTCCAGCAGTTTTAAATCCATCAACGCTAGTCAAAGGAATAGTTGTAACGCTGTTATTTATAGAGCCACTTGTTGTAGTTGCATCATTAGACTTATCACGCAAAGGTGTAATGTCATAGAGCGACTGGTCTTGTATTATGTAAAGGTGATTGTGTGTGCCAACAGCTATTCTGTCTTCGCCATCTGTATTTGCTCGCCAATTAACCATTGCTCGAGCAATGCCAGTGATAGTTGTTTCTGTGCTTGTTGTAGTTCCAGCAGAGTCAACCTCGTTTATTTGGTCTTTTTGCCAACCACCTATTTTTGTCGGATAACCATTTCGAAAACGCACGAGATCTCCGTCAACCCAAAATGGACCTTGTTTACCAGCAGAATATTTTGTTATATCTTTAACAATTCCTGGATTAAATTGTAAAAGTTGAAGTGCCATTTATACTTTCACCCATTCGTAAATTTTATTCGTTTCTTTTATTCGGTGGTCTAAACCTGTGTATCCACCATTTATTCGTTTTGTTAGTTTTTTAATAACATCATCGCTGATACCTTCGTCGCATATTTTCCAAAGGTTGTTTTTTCTAAAAAACCAAATAGCAGTCTCCATCGCATAATCTTCTTCTAGCAACGTCGGATTGCTTAAAACTTCAGGAACACGCATGTCTGATGCAAATGCTCTGACGTTGTTATATCCTGTTAATTGCAAAAACCCTCTACCAATATATAGGCTTGCTTTTTCTTTAGTGTCGTTCCCCATCCTGTCGAAATAAACTTTTTCAGCTAGTGCTTTCGGATTCCTAGCGTATGGTTTCGCACTCTCCTCTGTTGGGAATCTGCTTGGCCAAACACGCATCATAGCCTCAACGGAATAATTTAAATTTTCCCTCGTTAATTTAAAAGATGCACTTTCATGCACAACTTGACCTAGGAAATGCGCACCACGCTCTGGCGATAGTTCATAGTGTTTTACAATACCACGAGCTGTGTTTGGACCAAATGAACCATCAGGAGAGCATCCGCATTTAGTTTGCAATAATTTTAGTGCGTCGCTCATAATTTAAACCTCGAAAAATTTATCAACCTCGTCAAGAAGATCATCTTTGCTTTTTCTTCTATCCAATTCTATACCTTGTTCTCGCATAAAAAGCTCTAATTCTTTTTTCGTCATGTCGTGGTAATTTTTACTAGCCTCAGGGATTTTTTCTGCAACAACCTCTGTTCCGTTTATTTTTGCTAGAGCTTCTGCTTTTGTCATGCTTGGAGTTGGTAAGCTTTTGCCACCTTTTGCATATCGGAGATTGTAAAGCTCTTCTCCTTTATCGTTCTCCCCAACATGAAACATTTCTATTTCGCTCATTTGGTAAGTCCTTTCTGTTTCTCATAGGTTCTCAAGCCTCCAATGCCGAGCATGCCTAAAAGAACAGTCATTAAACTTCCCATGTCAAACTCAGGCAGAGGTGGTATTGTTGTGCCTGTTAATGTTACAATAAAAATAATCAATGGAGATAATATAAAATGATAAAGCAAAGCGAATCCGCAGATCCAACCAACGAAAGGTCTCCATCCACCTTTAAATAAACTGCCACTTGCAGCTTCTGCTTTGTTGATTTCTAGTTGTGCGAGCAAAGCCTCTTGTGCATGTCGCTCACCCATTGTTGCAATCTCGTGAGCAAGTGCAGCTTTTTGGTCTTTGTCTTCGATAAATTTATCTAGCAATCCTGTAACTGGACCAACTAAAGATGTGATTAAACTCATTTACATTCTCCAGAGCATACTTGCCAGCAAAACGATTATCGTGCCAGCTCCACCAATTAGAATAGCCTCTATCCTTTTTATTCTAAGGATTGTTTCTTTCCAGCGTTCTTCTAATTGAACTTCTACAACGGTCAACCTACGACTCAGCTCCTCTAAGTTCATGATGCTTTTTCAGTTTCCTTTTCGGTAATTTCTTCAGCAGCTTTTTTAAAAGACTCTAGAAGTTCTTTTTGAAAACTATCTGCTGCTCGTTGCACTTGATCTAAATCAGCTCGCAACTTACTAGCTTTAACAGACAAATCTTTTAGCTGTGCGATCAGATACTTTTGTTGATTATTAAGGTCAGCTTCAGCATAACCTTTTCCATCTATATTCAATACATTTTCATCAGTCATTTCACATCTCCTGTGATTCACGGTATGCTTTGTATCCGTTCTTAACATCATCAGTCCATGCTGCATTAGCTATGGCTTGAACACTTGCATCCTCACCAGAGATGTCTGTAGCTGTGTGCGTCCAACTGCCGTCTTCAGCTTTCACTGACTCGAATGGATGTAGAACATGACGGTGGAAGTTGCGGTTAAGTTCTTTTTTAGAACCATCTGCTTGCTCTTCCATTATTTTAGTAGCTTCACGAACTAGGATGCTCCAAGTTGAAACTACTTCAATTTTATCATATTCTGTTTCTTTTGTTATATCGCCTTGTGCCATGTTTACCTCCTTTGGCTTGGACTGTCCGACCCAATGATATGCACTGGGTTATATTGCACTTGTTATATACGTTGCAGTAAGATAAAGCCTGTTTTTATTTGAGCCAGTAGCCATATTCGCAACTGGAACTTGTCTGTAAGATGTTCTATCACCTGTGTTATTTACAAGTACTATATCGTCTGCAGCATTAATCCAACCGCCTAAAGGGAAAAAGTTTAACCAACTATCTTGTGCTGCTACTGAGCCTACAGCCCCAAGGAATGTTCCACCTGCGGCTGGAAATGGCAGACCGTTTATTTGAACATTTCCAGAGGCACTTCCTGCTGTGTAACTGCTAGTTTTAAGAAGTATATTAATGGTGACTACATTACCAATTATTGTGTAAGCCCCTGTTTGACTAGCATAGGCAATAGCACCAAAAGCTGTACCAGTAGCTTCATATGTTGGCGTGAATGTGCCTTCTTCGTACCGATCTAAAATTTGAGAAGTTCCACCAGCTTGTGCAGTTGGACCAGCAAAACGAACTCCATGTCCTGATACGCTTATTATTAGATCACCGTCTAAAATATTTACATCACCATCTGTCTCAAATTCTGTGCCTTTATTTGGGTCGTTATTCGTATAAATACGCAAAGGATGATTTGTGTTCATAGAGAGCTCACCTCTACTAGAATCCCCAAAAGAACCCATAACCATATTTACATCATCACCACCACTTGTGTGGGATTGATTTAAAAGTATTGCTCTTGTATTGTTACCAGTTGCAAGAAGTCTTGCATTAAAAGTTTCAGCACTTTGTATATCGACAAATTGCGAAGGGGAGCTAGTTCCGATTCCTATTCGATCATTAGCTGCATCAACAAATAGCATGTGAGCATTGCCATTGCTCTCAACACGGAAGTCTAAGTCAACAGAAGCTTCATTAAATACTGTTTCAGTAGGAGCAATAAACATTCTTGAACGACCAGTACCTCCTACCATAGTTATAAAATCTATAGAAGCATCTTCAGTACCATCGGAAGCATCTTGTATTTGGCTAAAGATTTGACCATAAAAAACCTTTTCATCAGCATCGTTTTCACCTGTAAAATAAATTAAACCTGTTGCATCATTATCAGCAGGTGAACTTGAATTACGATAAAACTCCATAACTGGACCTGCTGAACTATCTGCATCAGTAGACTGTAAAACTAATTGCGTTGCATTAGAATTATTGGTTATGGTGACAACTTGGTTTGTCGTAGTAATAGTGTCATCAGCAGCATCAATAACAAAAGCATCAGCTTGAGCATCTGTTTTAATACGAAAGTCTATGTTTTGACCATCATCATTAAAAACAGTTTCTGTAGCATTTGAAATCATACGACTTCTGTTACTACCTGCTAACCGTACATCTAATTCAAAAGAACCATCTTCACCACCATCGGTTGGGTCTAGAAGTTGAGCAAACATACTGACATAACTCAAAGAATTATCAGCAGCATCCTCGCCCATAAACCTTATTTGACCTAAAATATCATTTGCCGCAGGACTTGCTGAGTTTCTAGTTAAATCAAGTTTTGGTCCAGTATCTGCATCAGCATCTGTACTTACAAGATTAAGGACAGTGCTGTTATCAGCAACAGTAATTGTAGAACCACCTTCAGATGTAAAAGAACCAACATTCAACGAGGCAAAAGCATCAGTAACAGCAGCTCCTGATCCTGCACCATCTAAATAAACAGCTTTAACATCTCCTGGAGGGATCGTTACATTTGCACCAGAACCTTGGCTTATAATAATATCTTGAGAACCACTTGTGCCGTTTTCAATATAATAAAATTTATTAACAGTATTTGGTCCAATAGTTATCGTACAAGTTGAATCTAATGTTCCTGTGTATTTAACATACATCGCTCTGACAGGGTCTGTAGAGCCATCAGCAATAGTCGAGGTATGTGTATCAGCATTTGTGGTTATAGCTTCTGTGCCGAAGCCAAAAGCTTCCCCAATTAATTCTAAGTTCGTATTGGTGACAGTTCCCCATGTACCTGAGTTATCACCAGTGTCCATCTCACTGAGTCTGAGATCATTTACATAGGTTATTGCCATATCAGTCGATCCTTACTATTGCATTGCTCGCTGTTGCTGCTGGGAACACAATTTTAAAAGTTCCTCCTGAAACTGTGAAATCACCACCAAAGTCCAAAACTGCTATTGCACCTCTAGCATTCGATGAAGCATCACCCAGCGTTTTATTATAAATTAATGCACCTCTTGCTGTAAATGTAGCTGATGTCCATTCTGGATCAGCTGCATCGAAAACACCACTTGTACTGTTTTCAGTAACAGCTTTGCTCGCAAGAGCATTACCTGCTGTGGTGTATCCGTTTCCGTTCGCAACTTCACCAGATGTTACATATCCGTCTGTTGCTGCACCCAAACTCGCTGAGCTGGTGTAAAGTGCTATGTAGATGTCATCTGAGTCTAGATGATGATCACCTAGTAAAACATCTTTTTTAAACAATGTGCACATTGCTTGAGTTATTGCCATGGTTATATACCTCCGTTATATTCTGCTGCATAGTCTCTGCTCATCTCTTGAACGAACAGCTGAACAGCCTCATCAAATTGTGCTTTATATAGTTGTAGCGTTTCTCCAGCTTTAAGGAAAGCAGAAGTTTCATAAAGTGCTGCTGCTAATAAAACTGCAGGAGCATTCGTATCAATCCAAGTATTTGCATTGCTAGAACTCAAGCCTGTTTCCGGAGCAATAAAATCAACTTGGTAAGCAAGAGTCGCATCAGGAGTTGGAGCAAGTGTTATAACTGTTCCGGAAGTTGTTGCGTTTTTCGTGCTATACATTATTGGTGTTCCAGTCGTGCTTGACTTTGGCCAATAATCCCTTAAATATGAATCTATTCTATGATCCAAATAATTAACATTTCCGCTTGAGTCTGTTATCGAAGCTTGTCTTATCATTCTTGCTGTTGCAACTGTATAATCAAAAGTCCCGACGACAAGATTACCAGTTGTTACTTTTCTAAAACAAGGAAGATTAGGCAACCTTTGGAAAACCATCTCTTCAGCCTGAGCGATTATTGTGTCAATAGAATTGCTAAGTTCTGTCGAGTCGTCCTCTACGAAATTTTGTATATTAGCTTTTAATGTTGTATAACTCATTTAATTACCCCAAGTTCCAGAACTCCAAGTTCCTGTTCCCCAAGTATTATCATTCTCGATGTCAATGTTGGTAGCATTTATTGTTCCAAGACCACCAGTTCCACCAACACCTGTTTCAACTGCAGCTCCGAGACCAACTTCGTTACCAACTGCTCCTGTTCCACCAATACCTGTTGCAACTGGATTCCCTACCACAGTTCCAGAACCAACACCACCAGAACCACCAGAACCTGTTGCGTTAAACTCTTGGTCGACAGTTAATCCAGGAACTGCTGGAGTGATCGCTGGAGTGTTAAGCTTACCACCCATTCCTGAGTGGTTTGTGCAATAATAGTAAAGTGTCGGTGCGCTTGCTGCAACTGTTATTTCAGTATATGCTCCTGCGCTTCCTGGAGTGCCATTAGTTGTAACTCCAGTTGTATACTCTGAACCACCACTATGGGAGCCTCCAGAAGTTGTTGAAAATCTTAAAGGATGGCCACTATTAGAAGAATCTGACTGGTCGAACCTATAAGTTCCTGTCTCTGTAATACTTATCGTCGGAGCTGGACCACCAGTGTCGATGTAGTATTTATTCCCACTTCCTGGATTTGCAACAGTCATGCTAACAGAGATTGTTCCAGAGGCTGGTGTGTAAGAAGTGCCACCCATGTTTGAATGATTTGTACAATAATAATATAATGTTGGTGCTCCAGAAGCCACAGTTATCTCTGTATAAGCACCAGAAGATCCAGGAGTTCCGTTGGTTGTTACACCTGTTGTATATTCAGAACCACCACCATGAGACCCATTAGGAGTTGTTGAGAATCTTAGTGGGTGTCCTGAGTTAGAAGAGTCTGACTGGTCGAATCTATAAGTTTGTCCTTCTTGCAAATAAAGTTGTTGCTGAAGAACAGAATCAATGTAAAATTTGTTTCCTGATCCTGGAGCAACAGTTACAGAATAACCTACATAAGCAACTGAGGACTGAACTGATACACCACCAGTTCCAGCAACACCTGTTGCAGTGGCAACAGTTATTATCTCAGGAGTGGTGTCTCCAACTGCTGATGTTCCACCAGCACCTGTTGCATTGATGACAACGCTTTGTATAAGATCTGAGCTGTCTATTAATCCTGAACGACCAATTCCAGGACAGCCAACTGGTGGTCTCTCTTGTATTGGTAAAAATGGATCGAAAGCATAGCCGATATATACAATAGCATCTTCTTGACTTTGTCCAGTCGATCTTGGTTGGAAAAGTTGCTGAGCATCTATAACATTTTTGGCAGGAGTTAGTTGTGGGTGCTTTGGTTCCCACTCATCAGGTGCAACACGCAAACCATCCCAAGTGGTTTTGAGCTGAGTATATCTTACTCTTTGGCCACCTCGGTCGCTTATCGCATATGATTTTTTGCCTTTTGCATATTTCGCCATGTTATACCAAATTCAATGCAGTTGGTTGAACTCTTAAACTTACACCATCATTGTCGGAGGATGCTGCAAAATTAAAAGCTCGTTCATAAAGTTCGTTCAATAATTGAAATCTATCAGGTGCATATTTAATAGATAACTTGGCTGCAAGTCCAGCGGAAATACAATCGCTCCAACGATAAGGGACATCTGTGTCTTGATTAGAAGCTGTTATATCATCAAGTTGATTTACTGCCCAATAATTTAAAGTATATGTTTTATCAGGAACATTCCAGAAATAAATAACAGGAGTATATTGCTTATCAAGCATGTATTGACTTGGTTTGCCTTCAGTTGTTTTATTCGGAATCTGATTGTATTCGGATATTGTAACTCTATTTATTGTTTGATCTGTCGAGCCTTCTCTTATTACAGCATCAATAATGTCTATTGTTCCTGCTGGTAAAGTGTAAGAGGTTGTTCCGTCAGCCAATGTTAGAGTGTTTTGAGTTACTGCCCAATAATTAATACCTCTATTCGCAAATTCCGAGAACAATAAATTTAAACTTCGACGAGCGGAAACAGCCTGATCTCCTGTTCGAGTCTGTGGATCTATTCCACAACGCTCATAGGCTTCAGTTATTACCTCTTCGACATCTGGTCTAAATGCTACTGTTCCGGAAAGTGCCATTAATACTGTTTAATCCCTCTGATCACAACTTGATATGCATCACCTGCTGCACCAGCACCAGTTGTTGTAAATTTAATATCACCAGTTCCATTAGCACCATAACTTGAACTTGTTGGTAAACCACCGAACTTAGAAAAGTCTTGATATCCAGATTGACCCTCGTCAAGATGCATGATTATTATGTCTGTGTCAGCATCTGCAAGAACCTCAACAGTCATTGCTTTGATAACCCACCAA